CGCCATATCCGCATAATCAGAGAGCGTGTGCCTTGCACCGTTTTTGTATTCCACACAATTAAGACCTGCGTTGAGCATATCTTTACAAGCCATATCAACGGCTTTTTCGTATGTAACCGCACCCGTGTTCATTGCAACCTGTGCGTTAAAAATCGCCTTGCGGTACTTGTCGTTGCTCATACGCAAAACTGCCGTTTCTGCCCTCTTTAAATCGTCTGTGGTCGATTTTATGAGTGCGTCAAGTTTACGGTCATTCACCTTAAAAAACTCGGCTGTGCTGTGTGCTGACGGCTTTTTCGGGGCTTTGAAGCCGTCCTTGACAGCTTCAAGAATTTCTGCCTCCTGACTTGCATTTCCGTCAGCTTTGGCGGTGTGAATCATCTCTTCAACCTTGCTGTTAATGGTTTTGAAACGCTTGCCGAATTTCTTTGCGTTGTGCTTGCGGTACTCTTCAAGACTTTTGAGCTGTTCAGCCTGCCATTGTGTCCAGTTGTAACCCTCTTTGGTTCCTTCGGCTCTGTGACGGCTGAAATTTCTCATCATGCTGTCAATCAGTTCATCTTCGATTTTTTCAAAGGCTTCTCTGATATTGTAATCACTCATTGCTTACCTGTGTATCGTTCTGTTCGGGATTGCTTTCGGTTTTTTCTGCATTATTTTCCGCATTTTCTTCATCATCTGCGTTATTGTCAGGTTCTTCTGTGTCGGTAAGGTCCACATCGTCAAGCTCCGATTTTTCTTCTTCGCCTGCAATGCCCTGTTCTTCCTTAATTCTCTGCACCTCTTCGGCTTTCCAATCCTCCGACTTGCTGTCGCCGTAAAGCTCGTCAACCGAGGTTTCAACTGACATCAAACCGCCCTGTCTTGCTTTTGACACGGTTTCAACCTGACTTTCAAAGCTCGGATTTGCATATTCGCCGAAGTTTACGGATACTTCCAAGCCCTCAACAATACCCTTGCCGTTAAGTTCACCGTCTGCATTGAGTACAACTGCAACAAGGCTTTGAAGTGCGTTCTGCGTAATTTTCACAAGGTTCTGCCTTGTGTAAAGGGTTGTCTTTTCCTTTTCACGCTGAGCGTCTGCATTATCAAGCTTCTTCGTATCAATGCCGAGAGTTGACGGCGATATAATACCTTGCAAACAGAGGTCGAGGGCAGTAATGTATGAACTCAAATAGCTTTCGTGCTGAATCTGCGGACTTTCGGTGTAAATCCTGTTGCCGTTGCCGTTTTCAGACATATCGTTGCCCACGGTGATAAATCGGTTGTCAAACGGATTTGGCGACATTGGCTGACAGGTTTCGGGATTTCTCGGAACAAGGCAACCAGGCACATACTGCTTTGTTCGGCAGGCTCTGAGTGCGTCCATCCACTGTGACCACACTTCATCAAGGCTGTCGAAAGCGTCTGTTTTTATGCCGATAATGCCCGCACCTCTGCCCTTGTGGCACGATTTGCCGTAAAGGACAGGTACAGCCCACATATATGATTCGTCAAATGTAACGCCCTTTGAATCAATCCACGAAAGAGCGTCAACCGTGTGCAGGTCAATCTCTTTGCCGTTGTCATCGTACAAAGCATAGTGAATATAGCCGTAACCGTATGTTTCTTCAAAACGGTAACGGCGGTGTTTTTGCGTGTAATCGGTGTAAAACTTAACCTCTCGGATTCTGCCTCGCACATATGTAAAGTCGATGTTTTCGGCAGGATACCATTCAACAATCGGAACATCTGATACAGCCGTGTCAAAGCTGACCTTAAAAGCACCGTCACCGACAACACATAGGTCACGGAGCATTTGCTTAACCGTGTCGGATAGCTTGTTCTGCTTTTCAATGTCTTCCCAACGCTCTGCATAAGCGGTTGAATTTTTGCTTGTAACATCTGTGCCGTTGTAGTCGGCAATTACGATATTCACAAGCGTTTCGCAGATGAGTGCCGGTAAGCCCGTGTGTATTTTACGGATTTCAAGCCCCTTTGTGCTTTTTGCCGCCCAAAACATAGTTTTGTTTGTATCAATCTGCCTGTACAGCTCCGCAAGCTGTCTGCTGTTGCCCCAATACCAAATGCGATTGATAAAGCACTCGGTCAGATGATTGCTTGTTTCGGTGACGGTAATTGTTTTGTCGCTTGCAGGAGTAATCTGCAAAAAGTTTTTAATTCCCGATCTGATAGATTCAGCCATTCTGTTAATCAGCCCCATTTATTTCACTTCCAATAATATTTTTAAACGGCAGCCACGCATATTGACCGCTGTTAATGCAATGGTCGTGACCGTCCTCGGGTGTGTTGTCTTTATCCTCTCGCCAGCTGTAAATTTCAAACTCGGCAATCGTGTTTTTACAATGTTCAAGCACAAAATAACAGTCGGTGGCAAGCCAGCCGAGTACAAGATTGATTCGGTCGATAATTTTCGTTTTCTTCCACGCATTTGCAAAGTCATAAACACAACCGTGCTGTCGCTTATACTTTTGAAATTCGGTAATAGTCGCTTGGTCGGCGCTGTCAATAAAAGCCGTGCGTGCAAAGCCCCATTCATCACGGTTGCGGTCAAGAAAATCAATAAAATTCTTCACCGTGTCACTCGGGGCAATAGGCGTTTGCATTTCAGCGTTGTTATAAACTCTTTCATCAAGCTGAACACACTTGCCGTGATTGGTAATGCCGTAAAATGTCATTGCGATAGTGTCAGGCGACTTTTGCGAATAGGCGGTATCAAGACCTGCGGTGAACTGAACAAAGTGTTCCGACTTGCGGTTACAGTTCAAAAACTCTCCTGCCCACTCTTTTGATTTGATATGTCTTGCCCTCTCAAAATTCGGGAACACAAGACCTGTTGCTCTGCCTCGCAAACCTAAGATTTTATTTTTATAGAGCTTTGTACCTTTCGGTGCAGAGTTCTTTTTCTTTTCAATCTGTTCGGGTGTAAGACTTAAATTGTCGGCAAAAGAAAAGAACCAATACCGCCAATTCGGTACAGGTTCTTCGGTAAGCTCCGCCGTAATCTCGGGAGGAACATCGTTTTCATATTTTTTAAAAGGACGGGAGCGGTTGACAAACTCCTTATACACAGGCAGGCTCGGATCATCGGGATTCAGCGTTGCAAGCATATAGTCATTACGGGTTGACATCTCTCGGATAAACTCGATATCGGCGGTGTTGATTTCGTCAATATAAACGCACCCAAACTGCGCACCGAGAACCATTTCCCATTTATCCCGACTGCTGTAACCGAGAATATAGATAATTTTATCCTCAAACTTGATATGCGGCAACTTGTAATCCTTGTCGCCGTTACCGCAATAGACAGCGTTGCGGTGCAGGTCGAGAATACCGTTGTCCTGTTGAATTATAGTTTCCTCAGCCTTGCCCGTAGTTTTGGCGGCAATGGCGTGTATCTTCTTTTTACTTTGCGACACCATTCGCATAAACTTAACGCCTGCTCCGACGGTAGTTTTGCCGGACGCTGTAGTTCCTTCAAGAAATTCAGCCGACACATTTGTTGTGTTGATAAAGTCGATATACTTTTGTGACAGCGGGAATTTGTTACTCACTCAGTCCCTCACCACCCAACTGTCTGAACACATCGGATAGCTTTTCGGACTGCTCAACCTTTGCGTCAACCTTAACGGTGTATTCGCCCGTCATCTTGTTGAGCGTGTCAATCGCCCTGATTCTGTCGGAGGTGTCCTGCCCGTCATTTCTTGCAATGTCGGACAAAGCAACCTGTCTGTCCTTTGCACTCATAATGCGCTCGTCCTTGAGCTTATCGGAAAGCTCCTTGATGTATTTTGAAACTCCAACATTATCCAACAATTCATACGCTCTTGCGTTTGCGTAATTTTCTGAATATCCTGCCTGTATCGCACTCTGAACGGTGTTACCGCTCTGCGCATAATATTCCGCAAACTTCCTCTGCCTTGCATTTAATTTGTCTTTCACGGTATCACCGCCCTTTCTAAAAATCAGCAAAAGAAAAGACAGCACATTTCTGTACTGTCTTTAAACACAGGTTTCCGGAGTTGCACCGGAATCTGTAAAAACTGTTTTCCTATTTAAACTATCCCCTGCGTTTATAATATTATATCAATAAATTTCTAAATATTCAAGTGTTTTCTTTTTCTTTCCCATTTATTCAATAATACACTTACATATTTCTGTTCTTTATCAGTCAATTGACGATCTCCAATTTCATTATGTTCATAACCCAAATGGGTATGTGGCATCATTCCATTATGAGGTCTACCTTTAACGTCAATTTGTTTTATTCTTTCGCCGTAGTTGTCATAAAAAGTAACACTTTTGATGTTGCTCTGTTTGTCAAGAGTAGCATACACTCTATTTTTTGTCATAGTTTCCATAGGAGCTTTTATCGAAGTATTACCATTCATACGAATTACTTTTATTTCACCAAATTGAGCAACTGTGTGATATTCTGTACCGTACTTCTTGCCCCTATCACTTATACCGCTTGAAGAGCCTCTTCCGCCCATTATAACACCCTTTTGAATTTATTATGATTTAATTTTCTTGCCTGTTTTCCAGTCAATTCCTTGTTTTGCCAGTAATCGTCTTGCGGCTTGTGTCGATTGATTATCAGGGTGCCCGTGAGCAGTTGTTAATCTTCTTTCTGTATGTGTCTTATCTCTAATCATACCCTTACTTACCAAAGATTTGTATTCCTTTCTTGCACTCGCACGCTTACTTGAATAATCCGCATTAGCTTTCAAGACTTCTTTCTCAAACTTTTCCTGTCCGCGCTGTGTTTTCAAAGCTCTGTTTCCTCTAAGCTTATCAACCGTATAACCACTTGAAATATCCCCAACTCCTTTTAATTTAAGGAATTCATCCTCGGTAATAGCATTTGAAGGAATACCGACTGGGTTTTTGATCTTTGGGATTACTCTAAAACTTCCGCCTCTTCCGCCCATTATTTTGACCTCCTGAATTTTTCCTGAAACGATTTGATGTTGATGATGTTTCCCTTACATTCTTCGGGGACTCTGCCGTAGAAGATAATTGTTTCAGGCTGTAAGCGTTCAATCATTTCTTTGTAACCTTTCAAAAACAGTTCTTTGGCAATCTTGTTTTTCTGTGTGCCGACACTTGACACGGCAACAGTACCGCCAATAGGTTCGCCGTCAAAACACCATTCAAAACTCTTTTCATCACTCCAACAAATTGTAGGTATCACCTCAATACCGTAGAGTTGCAAATATGCACCTATCCAATGCTTGCGATAGTGGTTATAAATCTGTAACGCTTTTGGATAATCAGCGTAAAGACTGAAATCAGGCGATAATACACAACTGAATTTTTGTAGACTCTCAATATACCTGTCGGGTGTATTCCACAACCTCTGAAACTGGTAATCGTCAAGGAAAAAATGTACTCCGCAATCACTTTGCTTACTGCTTAAAATTTCGTTAAATCCAATGAATTTGTTTTCAGTAATTTTTGTAGGCTTGATAATCGGGATGTCATATTCTCCTGCACCCTGAAAAATCGCTCTTGTGCTATTTTCGTAACCTGTACCGCATTTGTCTTTATACATCAATTTCACCTCACAACACAAAACCGCCCTCAAACGAGAGCGGTCTGTGCGATTTTTTTATCTTAGGAGAGTTTTACATATGTCCTGTTTGTCAAACTTTTATAATACCATTATACGCAGGGTAAGGGTGACATTCAATGACATTTCAAAATAATTTTACGAGAAATCGAACTTTTTTCGGAACGCCTGTAACGCTTCGCCGTGCAATCTCAGGGTATGCCTTACGCTCATTTCCATACTCTCGGCAATATCCTCCCACCTCTGACAATTTATGTAATACTCGGTCAAAATTGCAATGTAACGGTAATCGTCAAGTGCATTGATTTTACTGCGGATTTCAGTTTTCAACCGCACAAGATTGTCAATTTCCTGATTGATTTCAGCCTGAAGGTCTGCAATCCTGTCAACAATCCGCATAGGGTCATTCACTCCCGATGTCTTAACAGGCTCGTTCTGCTTAACCGATACTTGTGCAATATTCAGCCTAAGTTTTGACAGCTCGTGTTCTTTCGTTCTGATCAGCTTATCCGAAACCCTGACCGAATATAAATAATCTTTAACCGTCAATCCGTATCTACCTCGCTTTCAAGCCAATGTTTTGTGCAGTCAATACAGCTGCCGTTGAATCGCTCTTCCATAGGGCAACCGAAATATGGAGTTCCATACGGGCAACCAAAAAAACTCATACAACTCCGAGCCATTTCATCAATTGACATCTGTTTGATTTTTTCAAAGTTTGTCACTGTTTTCACACCTCACCTCAACAATTCATCTGTTGTGATGTTAAATAAATCCGCTACAGCTATTATGGTTTCGATATTAGGCTCAAATTTTCCCTGCTCATAGTAAGATATACTTGTTCTGCTCAAATAGAGCTTTTCACCCAACTCATCTTGCGTTAATCCATTTTTAAGTCTTAACGCTTTTAGCTTTTCCGAGAATGCCATCACTCTTCACCTCCCTCGACAGGAATAGGCTGATTCCAACATTCAATGCAACTATGATTCTTTTCACATTCGTCAGCACTTATCAATCCTAAACGATACGGACACCCAACTGTAGGTATCCCGTTATCATCAAGCAGAACATTCGGATAATTCTTCAAAAATTCACTCAAATATGTTTTCAGCGGATGTTCATCCGACCATTTCTGCACAGCCTTAACCGCCTTTTCGGGATAATATATTTCAAAGATTGGACACGATAAACCTTCACCGTTGTTATCACTGCCCAAAGGACAGTCACTACACTTAGTTTTGCATAATCCTTTCTTTGTTTTTTTTGTCATTCTCAGCTTTTCAGCTAAATAATTTTCAGTTTTAGAACAATCAATCATTTTCTTCACCTCTCAACGATTTGGCAATTCTTTGTTGATTCTTGCAGATAAGATCATTTATGTTACAAAATAAATAATATGTCAACCCTCTTATCTCTTCTATATCATCTGTGACCATGATGCGATTGAGTTCACCGTCAATCGTATCACGGGTGTTATTGATTTCCTGCCTGAGTTTCATTTTATTCATCTCCTTCAAAATTAACAACTTGTCCGTTGTCGGTATAGTCCCGTTTGTCAAATTCAAGTTTCAGCTTGTCAATAGCCACACGGTCGATATGTTCCCAAAACACTTCGTCAGTGTCGGAGTGTTCGACTATCTCGGTCATCGACCTCAAAGCTTTTGCACATCTGTCACGACCAAAGCCGAAATCCTTGTGCAAGGCAAATACAATCGTTTTAAAAATTCGCCTTGTGGCGTCCGCAATTTCCTTGTCCTTGACTTTCTGATATTCTCTGTCTGCAAGGCGGTTAATCTCCGCCATAGCCTCCTTTTTCAGCTTAACTGGTATTCTCGCTTTCAATGCTTTCTCTCCTTTTAAATTCACAGACAAAGCCTGTGCTTACGGGCTTGCAAAACCTGCAATGCTTACAGCAGTAAACGCAGATGTACGCCCCGAATCGTTCATTTACCGCCGCATGTTTGCACCGCTGAATCTGCAAACCTCCGTACAAATTTCTGCATATTCCGCATTGCTTTTTGTTTTTATAAAAATCAGTAATTTTCATTTATTCCCGTGAACCTCTGATGATTTCCGTCAAACACAAAGCTGATTCTGCCAGTCCAGCCAAACTTGTTTTTGTCAAGCAACACCTCTGTTTGGGCGGGATCGTTGTTTGCCTTATCAAGCACATACGGTCTGTGCAGAATAAAGATGTAATCGCCGTCCTGCTCCAACGCTCCCGACTCTCTGAGGTCGGACATCGTGGGGGCATTTTTCCCCTCTCGTGTCATTTGCGACAGAGCTATAATTACGCAACCCGTCTTTTTGGCAACCCTTTTAAGCTCGGCGGAAATGTAATTGATTTTTACTCGGTCATCTGCAAAACTTTTCACCGACTGCACAATCTGAATAAAGTCGATAACGACAACATCGGGCTTGACCTCGACAATTTTTGAGCAAATATTTTCAATATTATAGACATCATCAAGCACAAAAACATAGTCACGCATTGCATTGATTTGGTTCTCAATTTCAATAGCTCTGTCGGCAAGATTCCGCTGTTTGGCAAAGTCTGAATAATCAATATTGAGCATATCAGACATCATTCGTTCAAAGACCATTTCAGCGGTCATTTCAAGGCTGAAAACCAGTGAGCGGATTTTTCGTCTGAACTGATTGCGGACAATGTTCAGGGCAAATGAAGTCTTACCTGTTGACGGTCTTGCACCCACAATTGCGAAAGTACCTCGTTCAAGTCCGTTTGCAACAACATCAATATCTGCAAATCCCGTTTTGATTAACTGCTTTTTTCTGAGTAGTGAATCGAGAAATTTGTTGGCATTTTCCTTAGCCTGCTGTTCGGTAATGCCGATTTGCATTCGGCTTTGCTCATCTTCAATTGCTTTCTGAACATTTCCGATTGTCACATCGTCCGAAAAAATCAGCCTGCCAAGATTGTCTTTAAGCCGTTTTTTGCTCGCCCATTCTTTAAGGCAGTCTATGTAGTCGTTGATCATAGACGGAGCAACTGCCGATTCGCAACATTCAAGCAAGAGTCGCTTGCCGTTTTCGTCAAGATTTGACAGCACCTTGATTTTGTCGATTCTGCCGTAGGATTTATAGACCTCGTTTATAATCTCAAAAATGTCTACAAAGACACTTTCAAAATCATCGGCAGAGAGTAACAGCATTTTATCACTCAGTTCCTCTTCATACTGAAAAATCAGACCGAGAACGGCTTTCTGATACTCAATCCCATTCGTCATTTTCTTCGGCCTCCTTTTTTAAACGGAGAAATTCCTCACGACTTATTGTCGGCACTCCATCGTATGCTCCGGAGGCATATGTCTTATGCTCATTTTTTGACCAGGTTTTTAATAATGATTTCCAATCATCAATCGGCTTATCCGCTATCTGCCATTTTCGCTCTTCGTAATAATCAAAAAACTTCTTTGCGTCAACATTCAGATTTTCAGTACGGATAAACTGTTCGACCTCCGAAAAAGAGGGGATATCCCTTTCTTTATTTATTATATTATTACTATTCTTTAGTTGTTGCCCTTTGTTTGCCCTTACTTTGCCCTTACTTTGCCCTTTGTTTGCCGAACACTTTGCCCCTTGCTGAAATTTTTCATAATTATTTATAGTAATAATCGAGTATTTCGGGGTTGTTTTGATTGCCACTTCCTTTGTCCCTTTTAAGTGGTTTAATGCTGTTCGGGTTTGCTTTAATGTAAGCCCCGTTAGCTCACTTAGCTTAGATGTTGAGGTCACAATTTGACCTCTTTCAACAACAATATCTTTCCACTTTTTTGGTTTGATGTTAGCGGTTAAAATGAGATGAACAAACAGAGATAATGTGTTTGGGTCTTTATGCCAGCACCAATCAAGCATACTTCGATAGACTTTAACAAAGGTTTCGTTGTATGTAAATTCATTCACTTTCCAGCCGCTCCTTCATTTCTCTATACAGGATTTCTCTGATGATTTTCCCACTTGTTTCTTCCTTACAGAAGATGATCTGACAATTGTATCTTGCAAGCCAAGCAAATAAACTTGCAGTTAATGCTTGCGGAGACATCTTACTTCTGTAACTGCCATTATAGGCTTTTTCCCAGTTTGCGTTTTCAATGAGCAGATAAACTTTCGCACCTGCCGATTTTGCCCGTTCGAACTCCCTTGTGAAGCGTTTTCTGCCCTTGCAATAACAGGCACAGAGTTCATCAAGGTTCATCTTCCGTTCAATCGACACAGAGCTTGAAATGTCAAACTCCGTGCCGTTGTCGAGTGTTGTTTTCGCCGAATAGTCGCCAAAGTCAAGTTTTTGCCGGACAAACGAAAGTCCCGTCTGTCTTATTCTTCTGCGAAGCCTGTCAGTATCCTGTTCTCGTGTGTCAACTATGAGCGTCAAGTTTTTTAACGCTCTGCTTACTTCAAACGGATTCATTTATTAAATGAACGGCAAATCATCATCAATGGGCATATCGGCAAAGCCCTGATTTGTAGATTGAGCAGGCACAGTCTGTTTGTTCTTGAGAGGCTTGTCCTTTGGTTCTGAATAATTTCCCTGCCTTGCGTCATCAGAAGCAATGAACATAAACGGCTGTGTTTTCCAGCCCGATTTGCCTGTTTCAGTGTTTTCCCATTCCTCATTGCGGACAAGCACACCGATTTCCTTGCCTTTAAGTTTGGTTTCGTCCCAATCCCAAGCGTAGCCACTGTTGCTGTCTTCAACTGCATTTGTAAAGCTTTTGAATGATTTCTTCGTCCACTCGTCTTTTTCACTTCCGTCATCTTTCGGAACAAAAAGCCTTACAACACCGTGCCATTTCTTGTCCTCTCTGTCCTGACTGCGGTAGTCCTCGGTATAGTAGTTTGCATACTCGCCCTCGGCGATGTCAACGCTCACCCAAAGCATATTGCCAAAGCCGTATTTCTTTTCCTCTGCGCCCATAATTTTGGCTACATAACCGCCTACAGGAAGCTGTTCTCTCTGTGTTACTGCCTGCTGTTTATCCCAATTGTTAATTTTTTTCATCGTTAATTACCTCCATATTGTAGTAGTTTCTAATTTCTTTATCGACCTCTTTAAGGTCGTTGTCAATTTCGTTCGTCGTGAACATTTCCATAGGTGACTTTGCCGATGTCTTGCCGTCAGACTGCGTAATGAATCTGTGACTCTTGCCATCGGTTGTGCAGTAGAGAACTATCGAAAACAAGCCCTCAACTGTCAGCTGATTGTCGAGCATTTTGCCGATTGTCTTAGCCTTAATTTCGCCCATATCATTGCTTTCACAATGATGTAAAAAATAGACGATTTTATCGTCAGGAAGATTGTTCGATACAAATTCAATCAGCTTTTCAAAATTAAGGGCGATGTCGGTAAACTTGCCGTAGCCGACATCTTTTGCTCTATCAAAGCTGTCAAATGCCATAAGATATTGGCTGTCGTCAATCACGATTGACTTTGCCGAACATCTTAATAACATCTGCTGTGCAAGTGCGTATCGTGACACTCCTCTTTTTGTTGCCTCTCGATTAAGATTGAACGGTTTTATGTCTGAGCGAAACGGCAACGGCTTATTCGCTACATTTATGACGCTGATTTCGTCAGCCTTAAAATTTCTCAGGCTTGCGGATTTTCCGCTTCCGCTTCTGCCGAGAACCATAACGGGTATTCCCATAATTATATCCTTTCATTAATTTGTATCGGACAGCCATCGGGCAATCCGAGTATGTACGGATTGTAAATCATCCTGTTTGTCAGCCTACACCAGTAGCGGTTTAAATCGCTTTCTGAGCGACAAAACGGGCAGTAGTGACATTTTACTTTATCTTCGGGAAAATGGACTGTGAGTGAAATCTCGCCGTCTGTGAAATATGAAACGCCGTTTGGGAACTCCTGCGACATCATTCTTGCCCCCTTGTATTCAGATCTATCTTGTGGCAAATATAGTCGTTAAAATCGTAATTCTTAGAGTGTTCGGCCCGGCGATTATCGCGTTCGGATTTATACTCAAGGTATTTTTCGCAGCCGCTGTGACAGCGTTCACTTCTCGTCTGACATCCATAACACGGAGCTTTTGTTCTTACCATTTCTCAAGCACCACCAATCGTAGAAGAAATCCATATCATCGAACACCCAATCTCGAACATTTTGAATTATTTTCAATTCACATTCGCTCTGAAGAGATTTAGAATCAAATACATTGTTTACAAGATAATCAAATAAGCTTATTATCAACACTTTGTGTTCCGGCTTGTTGCTTTCTCTGCGAAATTCAAAGTTAAAGGCTTCTTGAATAATAAGGTCTTTAGCTTCAAATGCTTCACTCTCGTTGCGGTTGTAACAATAGACATACCAAATCACGAAAGCGTTGACGTCAGAGTTTGTTACGCTTTTCTTAAAGCAGTCATAACATTTACCGTCAAATAATCGTCCAAAGTCAAAGTCCTCAAGAACTTCTTTTCGTCCACAGTCCTCGCAGGTAAAAAGCTCCTCAAACTGCCAGTCATGGCACTTCGGGCATTCTTTCGGCTGTTCATCATCAACCCATTCATTGTTGCAATTTCTGCACCAAAATTCCATTTTTTTAACCTTCCTTCTTGATTTTTTGAGTAAGAAAGGATATAATCAAATAGGTGATATTTGTTATATCCTTGCTATCCGTTGAGGCTTTGCAGAGCTTCAGCGGATTTTTCTTTTTCAGTTGACATTTGAAACACCCACACACTCAAAATTTGCCGTGTCGGATTCAGGCGTTTCAAGGACTTTGAGCTTGCGGGCAAGTTCTGCGTTTTTCGCTCTTTCGGCAACATATAAGGCTGTCACCTTGTTAAGCTTTGCTTTTGTTTTTTCAAGACGGCTGTTCGCAATGTCACGCTCCTGCTCGGTGCTTGCAAGACTTTTTTGCGTGTATTTAAGCTGGTCTTTGCTGTCATGGTACTTTTTTCTAAGTGACCTTTTTGTTTCTAAATCTTTAAATGCCATTTGTTACACTCCTTTCAACGGGTTTGAACCGAGAATATAATTGAGAAACGGTATTCTCGGAATACGGATAGATGTGCCGACTACAATTACATTGAATCCCAATTTTTCGGGTTCGTCCTTTGCCTGTTCACGCAAGTTTTGCGGAGCAACTCCAATAGCCTTTGCAGCATCTTCCGAGAGCAGATAGACATCACTGCTATCCATAATTTCTTTGATTTTTTTGTTCATCTGAACCGTGTCCATATGTACACCTCCTTACTTTACTTTTTCGACCTTGACACCTTCCTGAATGTCAATTCTCGGCAGGGCGAATTCAATGCACATTCTCGCAAGCTGTGAGATGTAAATTCCTGTCTTGTCCGAAATCTCATTAAGCTCCTTGAGCGTGTCATTATCGACAACCGCTCTGATTGTGTTGCCCTCTTTAGGTGTCAATGGCTTTACGATTGGTACAATCAATCTGTCTGACATATAAACTCCTCCTAAAAATAAATATTACTCATCATCTGATTTTGGAAAATGATAATGATAGATTGTGTTGCCGTTAATATCAGTTTCAATTGTGCAGTCACCTCTGTAATCGCTTTTCAGCAGATTCATAAATTCTGCGATTTCATCGGGTGTGCCTGTTATCTGCATTGTTATCACCTGCTTTCTGTTTTACCTATCTTGATTTCTACACCTAAAGCTGTTAAGAGCCTGTCGGCATTTTCAAGAGAAATGCTCTTTTTGCCTTTTTCCCAATACTGAATAGCTCTTTTAGTAAAGCCCGATTTCTTAGCAAGCTCGCTTTGTGAAAGACCTTTCTGTTTCCTGCTTTTAAGCAAGATTTCAGCAAATTCATTGATGTGCATTGATTTCACCAACTTTCTATGATATACTATATGTAGTGATGAACAGCAATTCATTACACTATATAATGAAAGGGGTCTTTGCTTATCAAAAAGACAATTTATAACTGCAAATCATTGAACGATGACATTAGTAAGAAAAATCTTGAAATCGAATATCCGTCAGTCTGTCCTATGTGTCACAAATCTGGCGACCCCTCGTATTTAAGCTCCTACTATATTGACGATGAACATACTTCTCCAAATCTTTTCGTTCATTTCTTCTGTCACAATTGTGAAAAGACCTTTTTAGGTAACTATCATATACGTCGTTATTACGATATAACTGACCTAAGAGGATTTGAGCCGGTTTATAATGTTGAAGAACGAGAGTTTCCTAAACACATAAAAGACTTATCCCCTGATTTTTGTAGCATTTACAATCAGGCTTATGCTTCACAGCAGTATCGTTTGAATGATATTTCAGGAATGGCTTACAGAAAAGCGTTGGAATTTTTGGTAAAAGATTATGCCATTTTTCTACACCCTGATGATAAAGAAGCAATAATAAAAGCTCCATTGTCACAATGTATCAATAATTATATTGACAATGGTAAAATCAAACACTTAGCTATGGCTTCTGCTTGGATAGGTAATGACGAAACCCATTACGAAAGAAAGCAGCAGGAATACAATGTTGACGATTTAATCGAATTTATAAATGCAATCGTTTCTTTTATAGATTTTGACATTTCTGCTATGAATGCAGAAAAAATGACAAAGAAAAACTAATTATCCTTATCTGTTGAGAACTTAAAACTAAAATTGAAGAATTCAAGCTGATTGATTGTATCCTGCAATTCGTCAGCTTGTTTTTTTGCCTTTTTTATAAGGCTTTCAAACTCCTGCAAATTTGTAGCCGATATATTAAGCACTCCTTCATTTGAATAGTTGCCTATCATTTTATTTTTCATTTCTTCACCTCTTTTCAGCTAAGTCCGTTTAATGGGACTGTGATTGTGGTATTATTGATTGTGTGGGTGTTGGTTTAGTTATTAGCTTTATCACGCTTTAAGCGTAATTCAGAGCCAAAAAAAATAAAATCAATCGGGAAATCGTAAAGTTCACCGATTTTATGAACCATATCCCAGTCAGGAACATTAGCACCACTTTCGTAGTTTTGAAGAGTTCTTTCATTGATTTTAAGTCTTGAAGCGGCTTCTTTCTGCGAATATCCTGCATTTACTCTTGCCGCCGCAAGTGTGATTTTAGGATAATTAACTTTGGTGTTGAGCATTTCGTCACCTCCTTACAGCTCTAATAATATCACGCTAAAAGCGTAATGTCAAGCTAAAAACGAAATATTTTTAAAAATATCTTGATTTTTTTACGCTTTTAGTGTATGATTTAGATAAATAAAAGGTAGGTGTTCAATATGACAGATAACAGTGAAATGAACAAAAAGATATTCGCTAAAAATTTCAATTATTATCTTGCCATAAATAATAAAACTCAGGCTGATATTGTTTCAGACTTAAAAATCACAGCCTCAACAGTTTCAGACTGGGCAAATGCAAAGAAGTATCCACGAGTAGATAAAATGCAAATGCTTGCAGATTATTTTGGAATACTTAAATCGGATCTAACGGAAGAACACGCAACATCAAAACTTACTGATGATATAGAACTTCAGGAATACCTTGAAGAACTCAAAAACAGAAGTGAAATGCGTATGCTGTTCAGCCTTGCAAAAGGTGCTACAAAAGAAGATGTTGAAAAAGCTATTCGTATCATTGAGGCATTGCAAAAGGATGAATGATTATTGGGCGATATTTATATTAGAGGAATCGAACTGCCGCTGACTGTAAAAGGTGTTACTGTTGTGGATTCAGACGGTAATTTCAATGTTTACATAAATATTTTATTAAGTCATGCTGTTCAGCAAAAAGCAACAAAACACGAATTGAAACATATTAAATCAGAACACTTTTATGATTATGAGCCTGTTGTTTATAACGAACTTGAGGCTAATGCAATATGAATTAGGGTGATTGTAATGGGTAAGGAACAAAACACTTTGGCTTATACCTTAAAGCGCTGTAAGGAATACAATAACGACACCTTTCAGATGTTTGCAAAAGGCTGCAATTACTGTTCAAAATACGGTAACGGCAAAATTTATTCAATAAGCGGTACATCCGATAAATACCCTTCTATGATGACTATTCCCGAGGATCTTGTCATTGGCAGATGTCCTCATTGTGACAGAGCTATCTCGTTTGGTGTGCATTTTCCGGAGCTTGAAGATTTAGATAAACCGCTTTCTAATAGTGAAGTCAAACAACTTGAAAGACAGAGAGGTAAAACTATGGCAAACAATTCACTTATAACATTAAACTGCCCGAATTGCGGCAGTCAGCTTGAAGTTAATTCTACAGAGATGAAAACCAACTGCAAATATTGCGGCACTCAAATTCTTATTAAGGATTTCATTACCGAACGCAGAATTGATAAAAATGACAAAATAAAGGCACTTGAAGATTTGGTAAACAATGCGGCAAATAACGGCGATTATGCAAAGGCATATAAGTACAGCGAAGATATTTGCAAGCTCGATTCATCAAATGAAAACCTTGTCAAGATGAACCTTTTCGGCTTTATGGCAGGCAAGATTGAATTTAACAGTTCATTGCTCGATGATTTGTACTCGTTTTCTCCCGATGAACACAGAAGCTACCTCAGCAGGATTTTAGGGGCAGTCAACATCCGTAAGCAAAACGAGCTTGACAAGGCTCTCAAAATAGCCAATGAGCAGAGAAGAAGAACCGAGGCGGCTCAGATTAACAACAAATATACCCCTGTTATTTTTCAGATAAATACCGAGATAAACAAGATGAAGCAAAAGCGTTGCAAGTGCGGTCATATGCTTGAATACAACGAAAATGTTTGTCCGAGCTGCGGTATGAATTACGGTGACTATCAAACTGAACTCACCCGTATTAAAAAGGAAAAGAACAAAAAAATGGTAAAATTGGGCATAATCATCGGCGTGCCTGTTGTAATTGCCATAGTCGTTTTTGCATTTGTTCACAACGCAAATCTTGTGAACAATATAAATACCGCAATTGACAGCAAGAATTATTCAAAAGCTGAACAGCTGATTGACGGCTATCAGGAGGCTAACCCTACACGAACAGATGTTTATGAACTCTACGCAGACCTCTATCTTGCAGAAAACAACCCCGAAAAAGCCATTGAAAAGCTTGAAGAAGGAGTCCGCAGTGTTTCCTCATCAGGCAAAAAAGATTTGCAAAATAAAATTGACGCAATCAAACAGGAATATAATTTGGAATAATCCCATGTCAAAACATTACCACAGCCCCATACACCGACAGCCATGGTCTGCCGATCAAATAGAATAAATAAAAAAAGACCGCCCACAGCTGGCACTATGAGCGGTCAAAAATAGAGATAAAAAGGCACTAACCTCTTTATATTTTATTGTACATTTATTGATAGTATTTGTCAATATAAAAATAAGGAGGCAAAATAATGGGATTACTCTCTAAACTGTTTAAACCAAAACAGCCGACACCACAACCGCAAACAAATGCAAAACCTGAAACTGGTAAATCACACTCTAAAAAGATGAAAGTTGCAGGTGTTACATTCGGCAACAGACAAGAATGTCTTAAAAGACTTAGGGCTGACAAGCAAGCAGGCAAGGTTGTTAATGTATCAATGCAAGAGTACAGCTATCAAGGTGAACCTGCAATTAAAATAATTGCAAACGGTATGGAGATAGGTAACTTACACACTGAAGATTGCGATTTTGTTAAAAATAATCAGTCACGAATTTTAGGTATCAAAGATTTGTATATCGGCTATGCTGAGGATATTAAAACTTATTACGCTAAAATTACGCTGATTATCCAAAATAAAACATAATAAAAAATCCGCCCTGCTCGACCGGAACTCGAACAGAGCGGAATCACCTACACAGGGTGCAGATGATGCGATATTATAACGCTACAATATTGTATCATATTCCCTTGTGTTTTTCAAGCAATTTTAAACACAAGGGATTTTTGCACCCTTTTTTCAGAAAAGGAGTGTATTAAATGCGTTGTAAAAAATGTAAAAAGCAAATTCCGGACAAATCTAACTTCTGCAATTGGTGCGGAACAGCAGTTGTCAAGAAACCGCACAGAAGAGCAGACGGAAACTATGAAAAATCAATCTGCATAAACGGCAGGCGAAAAACCTTTTATGCCAAGACCGAACGAGAGCTTACAAGGAAAATTGCAATGTACAGTGCTGAGCAGGAGCGTAGTAAACGATTTGATGAGCTGGCAGAGGATTACAAGGATAATTATCTTCCTGAGCTTTCCCCTACTACACAGAAAAGTTACAATACTATTCTTGATAAGTTTACAGATGAATTTAAAGGTCGTGCGGTAAATGAGATTAAGCCGTCGGATATTCAGAAGAGTATTGACAACCTTTCAAGAACATATACTGCGAAAACAAAACGAAACTACCTTGCCACATTGTCAAGTGTATTCTCTTTCGCTGTGAGAGCCTCAGAGTACGGAATTGACACTAACCCTTGTAACTATATTAAAATTAAAGGAAAGCCGTCCACGGAGCGTAGAATAGCCACAGATGAAGAGATTAAAATAATTTGCAGGAATACAAAAGTTCATTTTGGGTTGTTCGCATTCTTCTTGCTGACAACGGGTTGTCGCAGGTCAGAGGCTTTGGCTCTCAAATATGAGGATATAGACTTTAAGAATGATGTCATACATATAACAAAGTCGGTCACTTGGGAAAAATCAATCCCTGAATTGAAAGCTCCTAAGACAGTTAAAGGCATTCGTGATATTTTTCTTGTACCGCACTTGAAAGATGTACTGCCAAAACGAAAAAGAGGTCTTATCTTCCCTTCTTCCAAAGGTCAGTTGATGACGGAGTGTCAATATGCTATTGAATGGCATAAATATTGTGCTGAATCGGGATTAGATGATTATGCCAATGAAAACAACCTCTCTCCCTTGACTGCTCATTGCCTTAGACACAATTATGCTACGATACTTAACGAAGCAGGCATTGACACAAAACAGGCTATGCAGTTGCTCGGTCATGCAAATGAGGCAACCACAAAAGATGTTTATACAGCGATAACTGAAAGAAAAAATAAATCCGACAAAGTTCTTGTAACGGAAAAATTTGAAAAACGCATTCAGGAAATCACCGCAGCCGACAACCCTTGA